ATGAAAAAAAAACTGCTTGCCGTGGCCCTGATGCTGCTGGCTGGCTGCGCCACCAAACAGTATCCACAGGCACCCGCGGTCACTGCTGAAGAAGCTGCCGCCTTTGATTGCCGGGCGCTGGATCAGGAAATTGCCAGTGCGCGTAGCGTGCAACATGAAATCGATGAAACCGGCCGCTTCGATGTGCTGACGGTGATGGGCTTTGTTGGTGATTTCGGTCTGGGGAATGGCATCGCCAAAAGCCGCGCTACTGGCAAAGCGCAGGCGCGATTACATCAGCTTAGCCAACTGAAAACGGTACAGTGCGCCGGAGCGGTTACGCCTGCCGGTGCGGGCTGATCGACACGGAAATCACCTGCGCGTGGCCGCCGTTGTTCATACAAAAGCACATAAAAAAAGGCCGCTTGCGCGACCTGTCTGTGTTTGTTCCACCACGGCGACTCAACATCACCCGACCCATTGGCGACGAATTGTCAGGGTGGTGCGGGCTGTCAATGTAGTCAATCCCACTGCGACTGATAATACTGACATTATCAGGGTAATCAGCATCAGCTCACCTCCTTACAAAGAGATCGTTATTTTTCCTGCCTGCCTGCATCTGTGCCTCATCACCATTTAACTTTATCGTCGACGCTCATCTTTAAGATGTCTGGTAGCGCTATGGCGTAGCCTGTCCCTTTCATCGCCTATCTCGCGGTTACTGCTTTGGTCGGCTTAGCGTGCCCAATGTTATAAAGCGTCGTGATGCTTCCACCGCCATACAGGCCACCTGTTGCAGCAAGGATACTGCGCTCATTTTCCCTACGTGCATGGCGACGCGCCCGGCAACGTTGTCTTGCATTCATCATGACCTCTCTTTGTCCGGTACAGAACGTTATAACCACAAGCGGTAACTGGATTTTTTATCCAGCGGTCGCCCGGCATAAGGTATCAATAACGTTGAGTGTTAAAGCGCATTGGCTTCGTGACGGTTAATGCTGCCTGTTAGCGGGATAAATAATACCTTTTGGTATTGATTTCGGCAAAGAGTATTGGCTGATAATCAATAGCTAAACGCATAAATGCTTGCCATGAAAAGAAAAATATTTTCGACAGGAGGAGGAGATTGGGCGGAAAAGTATCGATTGAAATGGATTGATGCGAATAATTAACGTCACTGCCTTGTAATTTCTTCATTCTGTGGCACAGTATTAAAACACTGTATATAAAAACAGTTCACTGGATTATCGTGAGATAACCCATTGATTAATCTCGTCACGAAACGGAGGAGTTGTGGCTATAGCGTTGCTGAGAACAGGAAAAGGAGGATATGTTGAATACGTCCCGCCGGCACGGGACGAGCGCTATTTTCTACGTTTTAAATCGCGAAGAAGAAAAACAGCAACGCCGATGAGTTCGGCAGAGGATGAGATATCCAGCAAGGGAACGCGTGGATCATCTACTGCAAGAAATCCAGATTCTCCGCCATCCAAAAAGCGATAAATTGAATATGATGAATTGACTTTCGCATAGACCAGATCGCCATTCCCGGGCTTTTCACCGGTATCGATAACCACGATGGTTCCCGCTGGTGCTTCTGCGCATCCGCTGTTTCTTGGCAGGACGTAAGCCCTGCAGTCGTTGCTCTTAACAACGTCAGGAACATACACTTCTTGTCCAGTCCTGCCATCCTGATCCCAGATGCTGACAGAAAATACGCCGCCTGGCTGCATGCTGTTTGCTGGAGGATGTGGGTAACTCATCTTTCCGCCAGCGTCCATTTCCCCAACGCCATTTGCAAGCCAGTCAATATTGACTGACAAAGCATTAGCGATATCCACCAGCTTGGTTGAGCCCTTCGCCTGTCCGTTCGCAAGTCGCCAGATAGTAGGTTGAGCAACGCCAGACGCTTTAGCTAAAGCACCCTGAGAGAAATTACGCGCAGTCATGGCCTGCGTGAGCCGTTCAGCAAGAGTTGTTTTCATGAGAGGCAATTTATAGCCGTGCGTATTGCACGTCAATTGCAAAAAGGTATTGCGTCAAATAATACTTATTGCTATTGTTTGTGGCATGCAATACGAATGTGAATAATTGATGGCGGCCAGACTATTTATAAAGTCGCCATCCTTACAGGGAGCCGGTAAAGCGCCTGTTCCTGCACAGGGTGATGCATCCCACTAAGTAGTGCGAGTTACACGGTGGTGGAATGGATGCTTTTAACATTTTTGTGAACGTTAAAGCACAAGCGTGTCTTCCGGATTAGGCAGGCCGCCTGTAGCAAGTTAAGCACGACCGCTCTTTATCAATTTGAACCCTCACCCTATGCCGAGAAGGCGTCTGGTGAAAAATTACGTGACCTGCTCACCGCACTGCCACACCGGTTAAATACGGGTTAAGGCGTTGTCGGCTACAGGACGCGAAAAAAAGCAACGAGGTCGAAAGCAGCGGGTTTAACCGAATCGTTGTAGCAGGCCCTGACAAAAGTGCCGCTGCTGCTGTCGACAATGCGTAGATCTCTCGCTGAAAACGCGACTGCTATAAACATCCCTATGTTGCTGGCGTTTAAAGCAGTATGAGCGAATCACTCGCTGTCGAAATACACAGCCGATAACGTCGTGAAGAGATGTATGTATTACCTGTCTCTGCTGACGAAGCTCTCTAACAGAATTCAGGGGGCAACATTTTCTCTGCAGGGGCAGGCAATAGCAGGGGTATTTAGTCGCCACAGCATCATTTTGCTGTGAAAGTCATACCGGAATGAGAATGGGTATCTCTGGCACCAGGTTGAAGCATACCTCACGGCTGATCGCTCATCTCGGTGCGCTGTTTATTTGACTCCTGCACGTTAATCACTTTTTAAAGGCCGCCATCAGAGCGGCCTTTTTGCGTTTCACGCCACTCGATATTTCTCAATATACGCCTGCCAACGAAGTGACGTGCTTTCTTTCCAACCATCAACAGCACCGACCGTCGTCATGGAGGTGATATGAGTATTGATATGAGCAAACTGGCATCAGGCGCTGCTTATGGCGCATCTGCCGGGACGATCGCCAACGGGCTTTTGACCTGCTTAAGTCCCGATGAATGGAGTGCTGTAGGGGTGCTGGCCGGTATTGTGGTGGCGCTTATTACGCTCGGGATCAACTGGTATTACAAACGCAAGGCCACGCTGGCGCAGATCAAGGCGCTTCAATGCTGGCCCATCGCATCACATATTACAGAGGACTAACCCATGGCTATGTCAAACAGCCTGCGCAATAAGCTAATGACTGCTGCGGGCAGCGGCGCCATGTTTATCGCTATGGCGTTCCTTGGCGGAAAGGAGGGGGTGGAAGGGCGACAGTATACGCCCTATCAGGATGTGGCTGGTGTCTGGACGGTCTGTGACGGGCACACCGGCAGCGATATCGTTCAAAGTAAGCAGTACACCGATCGTGAATGCAATCATCTGTTATCGGTTGACCTGCAGCCGGTCAAAAAGACGGTCGACAGCATGGTAAAAATCCCGCTGGGCGAATATCAGCGCGCCGCGCTCTACAGCTTCACCTATAACGTCGGCACCCGCGCATTTTCTACATCAACGCTGCTAAAACAGCTGAATGCCGGTGATGTGAAGGGTGCCTGTCAGGCGCTTCGTCACTGGGTTTATGCAGGCGGCCAGAATTGGCGTGGATTGATGAATCGCCGCGATATGGAGCGGTCAATGTGCCTGGCGGAGAATGCTGATGATCTGGCTGGCAAATAACTGGCGTTCGGTATTGTGGTTCTTGCTGGTGGCGGCTGTGGTGACGTTTGGCACCGCTGCCAGCCACTATCACGCCAGGATGTTGCAGGCACAGGAAAAGGTATCGGCGGCACTACAGGCCCGGAAAAAGGCAGAGTCGATCGCCAGTAACCTTATCACTGCCGTGACGCTCTTTAACGATATCGGAAAGGCGGCCCACGATGCTCGGTATCAAAACGAGACAGAAAGTGAGAGGCGTATTGTTTACATCAGGCAGTCAATTCAACGCGATGCGTGCGCTGCTCATCCTGTTCCCGCTGATGTTGCTGACAGCCTGCGCAAACACAACGAAAGAATACGTTCAGCTTCCGGCAGTGCCCATTCCGGCAGAACTGCTGGCTGACTGTGAAATACCTCCCGTACCAGAGTCGGTGACCTATGGCGACGTTCTCGAAATGAATGAAAAGCTTATGACATCGATTGAAAACTGTAACCGGGATAAACGAGCCATAAAAGAAATTGAATCCCTCAGGTAATTTATAAATTAATAGCTAACTGCATTTTAAAGATTATTTATTTTAAAGAATAAATAAACATCCCCCCATGAGCAAAATGCTCAACAAACCATGAAAGGAAATACCATGATCGAAGTAAATTCATTTGCTGAACTCCGTACCACCAAGCCTTCTGCATCAGGCGAAATCGCATTTCTTAAACGTTATTACGACAAGGATTCAACTTTTAATGGCGGCGGCCGCTTCGCAGGTTTTATTGACACCAAGGGGAAAGCGCCTGCGGATGACAATGGCACCATTGCGGTATCTTCTGCCGGAGATTATTACTGGCAACGTATTATTGATGATGTTTCTACTATCAATATTTTCCATTTTGGCGGTAAGCGCTTACGTGGTTCGGCTTCATTTGATGCAGACAACGGCACGGTTAACCACGACGCCTGCATTAACATGTATCGCTGGGCCAAAAGCTTTGTATCACCGATCGATGATGCGTCCAAAAGCCCTATCCGTGATATCGGTATTCGTTTTCCAGCCGGTAAGTTCATCATTAACCCTGTTGATTTAACCGGTGAGGGTGAACTACCATTTTTCAATATGTATGGCGACGACTGCGAATATGGCGTTGCGCCCAGAACAATTATTACCTCTGATAAATCTGCTAATACAGTATTCAAGGTTAAAGCGCGACGTACGGCTATTCGCGGTATTTTCTGGGATGGTCAGGCGACCGCCGATACCACTGCAAATACTGGCGCAATTACCTCTGCCATGGTAAGTAATCAGCAGCCATTTTTTCAAAACATCACGATCGAAGGGCAGTATATTAATGTCACCTGTTTTCGCGCAGAAAACACCGGTAACTCCGTGTTCAAGTTTATTGATACGCTTGATACACGACTGGATCAGATCTACTCCAAAAATACCTATAGTCGGGTATTTGACATCACCTGGTCAGATTCACCGAACGGTAAGTGGGATCACTCGACAGCCGTGGAGTTAACCAACTCCAACTTCCAGTATGGGTATGGTGAAGCCACGCTATTTATGCCACGCGTGGGCCAGGGGCTGATTCGTAATGTGTGGATCGAGCACACGCGATTCCCTGGCGATCTGAGTAATGGTCAGTGGATCATTGATGCGCTGAGCATTGAATCTTCCGTTAACCCCTTAAAGCTCAATTATTCACGCGTACTAATGCGCCAGCTGAGCTTGCAGTCTGGTGCCAGCATTGATACCGAGCGCACCGGTTCTGCACTGCTTTCAAGCTATGAACATGGCTGGCGGCGTGATGAGAACTATGGCACTGAGATGACCGGCTCAATGAAGGCGGGCTGGTACTCGGGTCATCGCGTGACCAATAACAGTGATACCGATAAGTGGTTCCGCGTGGGTTCGTTTAATTTCCGTCATGCTAACCAGCACTGGCATCTGGAATTTAACGGCAAAACCCTGCGTGATACCGCCACCTCACCAACCGTTAATCCGTTGTTGAGTAATGTTTGCGGTAAGACCCTGATTAACTTCTATCGTGGGTCAAGCTCGGTAGGCGGTAATATGCATTTTGAAGGGGATTCAGGCGTAAGCGACTGCTATTTGCTTTCTACTAACGACGGTGCAACCTGTGAAGCATGGGTTAAATTGAAGGCGCAGAGCGGGGATGTCGTGGTTAATCTCATTACCACCGGCCCAACCCACTTTGATGAAGGTCAGAGCTCGCTGTTCTATCCTGATTTTACCGAAGATAAGACGTTAAATCTCGAGAACAAAAGTCGTGTGGCTCTGTCAACCGTGATGAATTATCACAATGGCGCAGCTGGCGTTGGTTTTGACGGCAAGGTCGTTACGCTGGCTTCGGAAGTGACTTCGGCACCTGCTGCCTCCGCGACACCAGCGGGGTATATCACCGTTAAGATCAATGGCGTTAACCGCAAGCTCGCGTATTTCTAATCACTTCAAACAGCGTTTATCCCAAGGCGCACTCTTCGGAGTGCGTTTAAATATAAACGTCTTCGGCAATTATCCGTTCTGTGATTTTTTGAAAATAGTAAAGCCAGGGTGAATGACTGACAGTCACTCCCTGGCTATACGTTTATTTTTTGCGTGTATGAAAAATAAACTGCGTGATGTTAATGCGTTTTTTGGCTGAGTTATAAAAGGAAAATTTATGTCTGATATGATTGTTATTTCTCCTCCTGTGGTTACTACGGGCGGCAGTAGTGTGATGTATCCCGGTGGTAATGGCGGCGGCGCAGCAGCAGGCGGCCCGCCACCCAATGTAAGATATGCGACAGAATTGCATGGTGGGAGTTATTACCGCAACGCCACACCCGTTATAGCGAAAGATTTAAAAGGTAATTTATCTGAGGAAAAGAAATTAGAGAATGCGATGTGGTGGTTTAAGAACTGTGTATTCATTAATATGTGCGAGCTCGCAGCAAGCCCTGTTGCAGAATTGGCTAGTCGATTTGATACGCGCGAGCGAATTAATTTCTCCCCTGATAATGGTCCGCCTCAGTTAAGCAACTCTCCTTATGCAATTGCAGCTGCGCTAAGCAATTTTTTATGGGGTAATGGCAGAACAATGAGTGTGGATATCGGTGCACTTTCATTGCAATTTATTCAGGCAGGTAACATCCCTGGTTTCAATGAACGAATGAATGCAATCGGCAACCCGGGGCGTCATGATCTGACATTTTCGTTCCCTTATAACACAGCCAGCTCTAATGTGTTTATGCCTTATATTCTGGGCAATATTACGCTGCAACTTGATGGTACTTTTACCCGTAATGCTACCGGAACCTGGTCTTTTGATGGCGTGGTCAGAGCTCAGGCGCCAGATTTATATGATTTCAACGCCAGTACGCACCGAAGTAAAACTAACGAAGACTTGACCACCATCGGTCGATGGATGGGCGAGCGCTTCAACGGTGTGCCTTATAAGATAGAAATTAATGGTGAAACCGCTGTTAAGTTCTAAAAGGTAAACGAGTAAGATTTTCATCTTGTTGCCTGAAGGAGGAGTCATATGAAAGGAGTAGTAAAATTTTTAGTTATGACCGCCATAGCGTCAGGCGTGCTTGCTTTAGCTGCGCTGATCGTTCTGATTATCTGGAGCAGACCTTCAAAGATCGAAGCTTCCGACGTTGAAGCATGTCGCCACTATGATAATCAGGCAATCATGTCAAAGGTTATCAGGGCTAAATCGGGTGACAGGTCTCCGTGGAAAAGCTTCTCTGATGCTCAGGATGTCGCTGAGAAAAGTGGAATGCTTATCGACCCCGATCAGATATCATTTGGTAATGATATTTGGCTGGTTCCTTTCACTCAGCGCACAGGCCAGTCGGTGACCGAGGCGTACTTCGGCATGCTGGACTGTACAAGCGATAATGTTGAATTTAGTAAAAAGTGACGCCAACCCTCATTGGTAAGACGGTATCACAAGGCGCATTCCTGGAGTGCGCCTGATGATATTAGCTGCCATAACACGCCTCCCGTTAACGGTTAGCTACGCTGACCCCTCTCTGCATTAAAACGATGCGCTTATTCTCTTCAGTTATCTGCGAAACAGTGTCTTCTTCGTTATCCGGGGTGAAAGTTCAGGCTGGTCCAGCTTGCCTTGCTGCACGCTAAAATGCCCGGCAGCGGCGGTTGTTGTTATCACCAGCGCAAAAGCGCATAAAAAAAGGCCGCTTGCGCGACCTTTTTTGCCAACTGTGCTGGATTACGCCGCTTTCAGCGCTTTCACATCGATGTCTGAACGGAAGATGCCGTGCTTTGATGCCTGCTCTTCAAAGAAATCGTTCAGCGCGCGTACCACGCTTTCACCCTGAATCAGCAGCGTATCTTCAATAGCCTGACCGCTTTTCTTCACGATGTAACTTACTGACCAGCTCATAGGTTGTGCATTCATTTTATTCACTCCGCTTCATGTCATCGCTTATTTCGCCTTACCTTATTAATCGACCACATCACATCGAAACTTTACTGCTTTCTGTAAAATTTCCGCGCCCGCAGCGGCCAGTGTGCCGCGTTACGCTGAACTCAGCTTGCGCCGATTTCTTCTGACCCGCCTTTTGAGTTAGGCTGTTGGCGGGCAGAAAGACCTGCTGAGCGGCATCAGGGTGCGCTAATCAGCCCGGGCCTGGGGTCGTTATGGCGGCGAGCAGGCCGTTTATTTTCCAGGGGACGTAAAATGAAAAATGTTGTTCTGAGCATACTGGCGAAAATTTCTAAAATGGATGTCACCACCAAGCAGCTGAGCGCCAGAGTAGAAGCGCAGTCGCTGCTGATCGGCGCGCTGGTGCTGGCTGTAGGGAAAAATGGCGGCGTCATTAATATGATTGAGAGCGTCAACAAAGCGATCAACTCGGTGCTGAACTCAGCGGAAGACGATGCCGGTTTAAAATCAGATGCGGCGATTTTGCTCGGCGAGTTTCAGGAACTGCTGGCGATTTCAAAGCTGATCGAAAGTGAGGATCCTGAAGTCGACCATCAGGAGCTTTCGGCGCTGACCATCGCTGCGGAGGCCGAGCTGGAAAATAAAAAATAGTGGCCGATAGTCCGTTTTCCTTTCATTAAATGTCGCTTTTACCTCGGCGGGCCTTGCCGGACCCGCCGCATTATTCTTGCTCGATCCCCCCTCAGTTAACCTTTGTCACACTTCTGCACTGGCTGGCCAGCCGCATGCGATCGTCTTTCTGTGAAACAGGCGTCACAAAAAAAGGGCGCGCTTCGCTTAAAATTTAAGTAAACTTAAATTTCAGAGTGATTTTTTAGGAGTGTAATATGGCGAGTTTTAACATTTCGATTGAACTGCGTGGGGAAGACGATGCGGCAGCTGACTATCGACGGCTGCGCAGCAAAATGAGCGAGCACGGTTTCAGGCACAGCGTCTCGGATAAAACCGGCACGCATTTTCGTCTGCCGCGTGATGAATATACCTGGTCAGGGTATGCCACGCGCCACGAGGTGCTGGATAAAGTCTATCTGATTCTGGTGGAGTTTATTCCCGATCCCGGCGTGATGGTTACCGAAGCGGCCGGACGGGCATGGCGCGGGCTGAAAGAAATCGATCTCTCGTGACGGTTATCACGGCTGCCGCCTGGCAGCCTGCTGTCATCGCCGGCGTCAGCCGATCGTTTTTTCTGGCGTATCCTCGCCAAAAAAGGGACGGCTTGCCGGGCACGCTGCCGTTTCGGCTGCTATCTTTAACCGGCAGCGAATCCCCCTGAGCGGCGGGGCGCAGAGTCGATACCTGCCTGAGAGCGCAAACAAACTTGACCTGGTTTGTTTACCGGGAGGCACCCGGCGCTGCAACTTCAGTCACGCTCTTTATCCGCGTCGTCGGCACCGTAATAGAGCTGGCCTAATTTAATTAAGGGCCTGCCCTGCGATTTACGATGCAGGTTAGTGTCGCGCAGCGAGTAAACACAGCCACAATATTCCTGCTGATAGAACTGCTCGCGCTTGCTGATCTCAATCATGCGCGACGATCCGCCCTGTTTCCGCCAGTTATAGTCCCAGTAAGTCAGGCCATAGCCCGCGGCGGCGCGATGCCCACAGTCGTTGATCTGCTTCATATCTTTCCAGCGCGAAATGCCCAGCGAGCTGCTGATCACGTTGAAGCCGTGTTCCGCGCCGTACAGCGCGGTGCGCTCGAAGCGCATATCAAAACACATGGTGCAGCGCGGACCGCGTTCCGGTTCCCACTCCATGCCTTTGGCACGTTCAAACCAGTTATCGGTATCGTAATCGGCGTCGACGAAGGGCACGTTGTGCTTTTCGGCAAAACGAATATTTTCTTCTTTGCGGAGAAGATATTCCTTTTGCGGATGGATATTAGGGTTATAGAAAAAGATGGTGTACTCGATGCCAGAAGCCTGAATGGCTTCCATCACTTCTCCTGAGCAGGGCGCGCAGCAGGAGTGCAGCAGCAGTTTTTTTTCACCGGCGGGCAAGGTAAGAAGAGGGCGTTCAAATTCCTGCATGGGATATCCACAAATCGATTAACGGTTAGCGCGCACCATAACAAGAATGGCGGCGAGGGTTAACCGCTAATGTGGTTCTGCTACGGTAAACAGCCTGCTAACGGTCGATTATCAGGCATCGCAGAAGCCGGTTTTCTCCAGCAGGCGGCGCGCATAATCGAGCTCTTCGCTCGACGCGCCTTTACTGGCTTCGCGCATCAGGCAGTCGTCATTGTTTAACATCGGCGGACGACCGTAGCCCGGTTTGTCATACCACTCCAGCGACCAGCGGTTGGTGTGGCGATAATGATAAATCGTCAGCCAGCGGCTGCAGTTGGCCGGATAGCCGCTGAGCACCTCAACTTTTTGCTGTGTGAGCGTGCCCATTAATGAGGACAGAAAGCTAAGAAACTCGGGAACTTTTATCGCGCCGGTGATGGTTATCATAGGGACCTTGCTGGGCAACAGCGCACGCCTCGAAAAAGCGTCGCCTGAAATTCTAAATATTGACTATAGCCGCAAGGGGTAATAATTCCCGTTCCTGATGAATAAAAAGTAAAAAAGTTGACCGGGCGCGCGATTTTTACGCGGCGTAAGGCCAAAAAGGCTGCGTGGTAAAAGAGACGCTCATACCAGATTAATCTGTTTCCTGCGCAAAAGTCCCCCAACTTAACTAAATTAAAGTAAACTTAAATCTCATTTCTCGACAGGGTAAGGGGTACCATATGGCTAGTTATACCATCCGCGTTGAACTACGCGATGCCACGGCAGAGGATTATGAAAACTTGCATGAACGGATGAAACATCACGGCTTCCGGCGCAGCCTGATTTGCAAGCAGGGCACCGTTTACTGGTTGCCGCATGAGGAGTATGTCTGCGTCAGTTTTGATACACGACAGGAGATTCTCGATCGCGCTTTTCAACTGGCCACTGAGGTCAACGTCAATCCGGCAGTGCTGGTCACGGAATCGACCGGCCGCACCTGGCGGGGACTTGAGGCACTGGACTGCCTGTAAAACAGGCACACATTAACCCCACCCGATTACGCGACGCCGCTGGCTAACGTGATCGGGTGGTCTTGCCGCGGAGGCGCACGAACTAACTGGCACCAGGCAGGTAAGCGCCGCTGGCGATAAACCAGACCAGCAAACCCACGCCGGCGATAATGATCGCGATGGGAAAAAGCACACCGATACGCATCTCTGTTTCCTTGAGGTTGAACTGTGCGCAACTGGCGCAACGGACCGGAATTATAACGGCTATTGCCGCCCGGCAACAGCGCTTGCCTCGCACCCTCCACAACAAAAAAAGGGCCACACACCTTGCGGCAGTGGCCAAAAAAACTCTCCCATTCGCGCTGCGGCACATGTTTCCGCATAAACGCATTGATGACAGCACGTCATCGCTGGCGCCACTCACTGAGCAGCGCCAGCGCTGCGGTCCCGGCATCGTCCTGCTAGCAACCATATTAAAGATAACTTAAATAAAATTGCAAGCTTATTGCGCGCTCAATGAAAAAAAGTCAGTGACGGTAATCTGTCGCTACGCCTGAGTCGTGGTTTTTTGCCGATAACGACGATGCTCTATCAGCGTGCCTGCCAGGCTCACCGGCGTTTGATTAGATCGCAGGGAAGGGTAATCGTCATTCAGCGGCACCAGTTCGAACACCTCTTCACCTTCCACCATGCCGCGCGGCCGGTATTTCGCAAACAGCGCTTCGCTGCCGGTGGCGGCCACCACAAAATCACCGGGTATCGGCGTGACCGCCGGGTCGATGATGATGGCGTCACCGGCTCGAAATTCCGGCTCCATTGCGTTACCGGTAATGATCAGGGCGAAGGCAGCGCTGGAGAGATCCACATTACTCTGTAGCCAGCTAACCCCTTCAGGCGACTCAAGAAAGGCTGTGCCGCGCCAGTTAGCGGCCTGTTGATAGCTGATAATCGGCACCGCATGCGCGCGCTCCGTCGGGCTGGTGGGCAGCATAAACAGATCGCCTTCACCATCAAAAACCCAGGCGGGCGTGCAGCCGAGTGCTGCCGCAACCCGCAGCAGGTTTTCCCCGCGTGGCACGGTTTCATCCTTCTCCCACTGAGAAATCGCGACGTGTGAAACGCCGACTTTTGCCGCTAACGCTTTCTGCGTGAGCCGGCATTCTTTGCGTCTCGCCCGAATGCGATCGCCGATAGTTTGTCTGTTCATAGTTAAGTAACCTTAAATGAGCTTGACTTAAGTTTTCTTTAGATAAATAATTTAAGTATTCTTTATCTTTGGCTGGTGCTAATCAGTCAATTGGTTAACGAAGCTGAATTACCCGCTCTTTCACAACGGACATGATGTCCTATAGCCGCCGAACAGGTGGCAATTCTTTGCAGTGATTTCCTGCATTTATAACGTCAGGCCCCGCTACGTCCGTCGCGAGGTGCCTGCACTCTCCCTGATACGTTTTTTTCTCACAATTATGCACCCGTGCTGGCGCCTTGCTTTTGGCGCTGCCTGGTGCGCTATGGCAGTTCATTAGTGACGTCAGGAGGCATCATGACCACATTTTATTGCATCGCCAGCAGCGCTCGCCGTTGCCCGCTTTGTACTCCGCAGGCGCTTTACCTGCCTTATAACCGCACCCGTTTTGGGGCAATACCATGGGCATCAGGATTTCCCGCGCACGCTAAACCACCACGACTTACCCGCACCACCAGACTTTGGCTGATTGTTAACACGCAGAAGCACAAGCAAATGCATGAGCTTCTGAAATGAGGGCGGGTTGTTGTCAACGCGACCGGCTACCCGAGCGGGAATCGCGTTTCTTACGACAACCTCATTTGTGGCAGGTTTTAGCGGAAATAACGATGAGCAAATATCCCTTTTTATCCTTGTTAACGTTTTTTAGCCAAGTCGAAGAGGTGTGGCATGGAAAGTAGTTTGATTACCAGCATCGGCGCACTCCTTCTTGGCGGTAGTGCCGCGGCACTGTTCTGGAAACCCCTGATGGCGGGCTTAGCCACCATCATCACCAGCAATCGGGCAGGAGGTGAAATTATTACCAGCTACAAAGAGCAGGTCGTGTGGCTTAAGGAAGCCAACATCGCGCTCAGAAAAGAGAACGACGATCTGCGTACGCGTCATGAACAGAACATGCGTTGCATCTCTTCACTCGAAACCGATATGCGCCTGATGAAGAACTCGCTTGGCATCCTGCGCACAATGACCGAGGTTGAGCAAAGCGACAAGTTCAGTAAGGAGATCAATCGTTTAATCACCACTTTGGAGACTATCAGCGATGACAACTGTTAACGACTCAATACGGCCCCGGAACTTCAGGCGCAACATCATACTCGGCAGTATTCTGCTGATTGCCGCGGTGTTCTGCGTGGTGATGACGGTGATTTTTGCCTACGTCAGTAATCAGGCAAACCAACAGCTGGACAGTATTCGTAAGGATTATCGTGAAGCGGCTATGCGCCGCGAAGCCAAGGTCGATGCGGTATCTGAACAGGTAAAGCAATTACAGCACAAACTGGATGTGCTGCCGAACCGGACGGCGGACATGACGGCAGATAAAGTCAAGTCGGTGGTTAAGGAAGAAAACGCCCGTTAAGCACCTTGGCAGTGGCGTTTATGTTGTCACTGCCTGTTTTACCCCCCCAAGGAATTAGCCATGAATGTTACCCCTTTAATCTGGAGCGCTTTTAACGCGCTGCTTTTCTTTAAAAAGACGCAGGAGTCTACTATGTCCGATATCAATGCAGTTACCCCAAATACCGCCGCAAACCCTGAGCAAAATCTGGTCGATTCGGCAGCGGTACAAAGTGCGCAACCCGCCGCGACAGCGGCAGAAACGCCCACTGAGGCCAGCCCACGCGATCCGATGTTTGATGCTCCGCCCGCGCGTACGATTGACGCTGTCGAAGAGGCGTCAACCGCCGCACCGGCGGCCACCGCGCCAGCCGAAAAAGCTACCGATGCCGCCGATGCCGTCAGCGCCGCACCGCTGGAAGCCACACCAGCCGCGCCGAAAGCGGTAACCGCTGCACCAGTAGATGTTGCCGCTGAGCCAGCCGCACCTAATGCTGATGCTGCGCCCGCTGAACCGGCCGATGTCGTCGAAACTGCCAGCGCCGCGCCAGAAGCGGTAACCGCTGCGCCAGCCGATGTTGCCGCTGAGCCAGCCGCGCCTAATGCTGATGCTGCGCCCGCTGAACCGGCCGATGTCGCCGCAACCCCTAGCGCCGCACCCGCTGAAGCCGCACCGGCCGCACCGATTGAGATCCCTCCGGCGCTCAGCAGCACGCCGACGGCGGATAACGCGGTAGCTTATCCGTCTGAAGCGGATGAGCAGCAGAGCGTGCACGACGCGGTAACCGCAGGCGTGAATGATTTTGAACAGGCGTTTGATTTTGTTGAGCAAGGCATTGCCCGGCTGGGGCAGGCGGCTAAAGATGAACTGAAGCTGCTGGCGAAGAAGTATCTGTAAGTCATGAACCGGCCCGCGATGGCGGGCCGGTGAACAGCTCGGTTATACGTTACCCACGCTGGCACTGGTGATATCAGTCGGCGAGGTCGCCGCCAGACCAGGTACCAGAATCACCTTGCGACAATCCTCTTTACGCTTCTCAAAAATTTTATACGCCTCTGCCGCATCGTTAAGCGGCAGATGATGCGTCACGATCTCTTCGGGCGTTAGCAGCCCTTTTTCAATCAGCGCCAGCAATTCCGGCAGATAGGCGTGCACGTGCGTCTGACCCATTTTAAAGGTCAGACCTTTATCGAAGGCGTCGCCAAACAGGAAGCCGTGAATAAATCCGGCATAAACGCCCGGCACGCTGACGATGCCGCCGCGACGTACCGCGGCAATACACTGGCGTAGCGCTTTGCCGCTGCTGCCTTCCAGTTTCAGGTTGGTCAGAATGGTTTCGGTGGTGCTGCCTTTAGCCTCAAAGCCCACTGCATCAATCACCGCATCAACGCCGCGATTGCCCGCGGTGTGTTCGATGATCGCTTCTGCCGGATCGTCAATTTCATCAAAGTTGATCGGGATAACACCGTAACGCTGCTGAGCAAACTGCAGGCGATACGGGTGATGATCGACCATAAAGATCTGTTCCGCACCGGCATAGCGGGCGCAGGCGGCAGCCAGCAGGCCAACCGGTCCGGCACCAAAAATGGCCAGGCTGGAGCCTTTGCTCACCTGGGCATTTTTTACCGCCTGCCAGGCAGTGGGCAGGATATCGGTCAGGAACAACACCTTATCGTCTGACAACGTCTGCGGCACTTTGAACGGGCCGGTGTTGGCTTTCGGTACGCGCACGTATTCCGCCTGGCCGCCCGGCACGCCGCCGTAAAGGTGACTGAAGCCAAACAGCGCCGCCGGAGGTGGAATCTGCTTTTTATTGATGATAGCGCCACGGCCGCTGTTGGTGTTTTCACAGGCAGCAAACTGATCGAGATGACAGAAGAAACATTCGCCGCAGGCGATAACAAAAGGAATGATGACGCGATCGCCTTTCTGCACCGCGGTAACGTCGCGGCCGGTTTCCACCACTTCGCCCATGAACTCATGGCCAAAAATATCACCGTGTTTGGTCTGTGGAATTTTGCCGCGATAAAGGTGCAGATCGGATCCACAAATCGCCGTGGCGGTAACGCGAAGAATAATGTCGTCCTGCGCTTCAATAATCGGATCGGCAACATTATCAACGCTGACATTGTGCGGACCATGATAGGTCAATGCTTTCACGAATACGCTCCTGTAGCACAAAGGGGAGTCTATTAGTGTAGCCAGGCTCCGGCAGACGTTTCGATTTCTACTGTATAAATAAACAAGCGAAACGGCTTCCGATTATTCTTAAGGACGAAACGGGATTATCCGCTACGCTTTAAAAGGTAGTCAGGATTTTTATCCAATATCCAACCAGAGGGAAACGAGCATGAGTGATGAAATCGAAGTAACACCGAAAACGAAAACCGATTATCTGCGTGACGTCGCTTCACAGTTGAAAGAGATGCGCCACTACGCAGAAAACAACACCAAGACGCTCTCTTCTCAGTATCTGGCTTTCGAAGCCGGCGAATACAAAGATGATGAATTCGCGGGACGCATCAATACACTGCTGAACGAGCAGGGCAAACTGATGGAAGATATTGATGTCCTGATTGAGGACCTGGAGATTTCTGTCAATCGCAGCGAGCAGGAAGGCTAAGCCCGCTGATTGATACAGTTTGATACAGAAAAATAAAAAGGCCCGCAGAACAGTGCGGGCCGTTTTTTTTGCTTATTCTGCCACCAGCCACATGTCGGCTTCTTCAAACATCTCTTCAATGATGCGCGCCATAATGGCCTTGTCACCTTTGCTGGCGTCGGTATCAATCGCGTTACGCTGCATCGGCTTTACTTTCACTTCCATCGCCGGAAAGACACGCTGAATGCGCTTGGTCAGCTCTTCTAAAATCATCTCATTTGCGCCGGGCAACCCTGCCACGTTGCGCTTATCGTAAACCAGTTCCACAAACATTTTTATTGCCCTTATTGAGACACGCTTTCATTGCATATCATAATACTGGTTGCGTATACAGTATCAAGTAAAAAACGCCGTGGCTCAGGGTTTATCACGTGAAGGTTGTATATCGGGCGACTATTTGGCAGATTGTGGAAATTATTTCATAGCGCAATTGCTACAGGGAAAACCCATGAAACAACTGGTCGTCGACATCTTATTGAAGCTGGCAAAAATGGATGTTGATACAAAAGAGCTCACCGCGCAGGTCGAAGCGCAATCACTGCTAATTGCGGCGCTGCTGATCAACGCCAGAAACACCAACGATCAGAGTATTTCCGACACCGTTCAGGATGCGATTGTCACCGCGTCGCGCTCCTCCACTGATTTTCTGCAAACCGATGTCGATCTGCTGCTGACCCACGTCAACCGCCTGCTCGCCGTCACCAGCTACGTCGAAAGCAAAACCGCCTGACGTCGGGCTACCTCTGGTAGTGAAAACTGCCGCACCTCCAGAGGCCGCTTCACTTTACAGCTCGTTCTTACGGCAGAACTCTTCCCACGTCATGCCCAGCGCTTCAGCATGCGATTTCAGATAGGCTTCAATCGCTTCGGCGGCCACCGCTTTGTCCGGCTCGGCCAGCTGAATAGAAAACAGCATTGCATCCTGCTTCTTCTGCCGTAAAAAGGCGGCGTAAATCCGATCGGCCTGCAAATCACGCAGCTGACGCAGCGACATGCCAGCGGTGCGGGCATCGGATTCGGTCAGCTGCTCGAGCGCCTGCTGAAAATCGGGCTGCGCGGATAAAAACATACTGCGCGCAAGGACGTAATACTCTTCGGGGGTTTTCATTACCTGCTCCTGAAAATGGGCGTGCGCCCAGTGTAACTGCTATCGTTGATGCTGTCAGGCGCCCGGAAGCCGTGTGCGGCTTGCATAACCGGTGAGAAAAATTATAACGTAGCGGCCATCGCATTGATGGTTAGGGATTGAAGATGAAAAAGTGGATGTTACTGAGCGCGCTGGCGCTGGGCGGCTGTGCGCAAATCACTGATTATCAGCAGGCGGTAAAGACGCCGGCACCGGCTAATTTGCAGGGCAACTGGCAGACGTTTGGCCCGCAAAGCGGCCTGCGCAGTGATAAAGCGATCGGCAGCCTGATTGTCAACGCGTCCGGCGATACGCTGGATTGCCGTCAGTGGCAGCGCGTGATCGCAAAACCGGGTAAGTTAACCCAGCTGAACGGTGATTATGTTAACGTGACCCGCCAGCTGCGCGTGATGCCGCTGGAGCAGGAAGGCAGCGAGCTCCATTACGACGGCCTGACGTTGCGTAAAGTCGAGCGGCCAACGGTGGAGTGCCAGCAGGCGCTGCAGATGGCAGAGCAGGATGCCAAAGTGCAGGTGATTCAGAATATTGAGCCGGAAAGCCTGAAAACGCGGATTACCCAGGCCACCGAAGCGAAGCCAGCGGCTGCACAAGTCGAAAAATAA